CCATCTTCTAGATACACCACCAGAATAAGCTTTTCGATGGACTAGTCTATCGTGGTTTCCAATTATGACATCGGCAACTGGAAAAACTTTATAATATTTTTGCAGTTCGCAAATTGCAAACTCTAGTTCGTCTCCAGCACTCAAACCATCTGGGTCTGTTTCATGAAAACTGGAAAAATGATTATCAACCAAATCGCCAATAAAGATTACTCGACCACACTTAAATTTTTTTTGTTGCTCTAAACAAAATTCCAGATATTTTGGCAAATTAAATGGTGCGTGTAAATCGCCAATGATTAAAATATTATTTGGGTTTCCATTTAAATATGGCTCTAAACAATTCGAATTTTGGTTTCTAATTTTGGAGATATACTTTCTTAAATTTTCAATTTCATTATAATTTCCATCTGGAAGTATCTCTTTTGCAATCTCTGAATTATTAGAATTCAACTGAATTAATGGTAAAATTTTACTATGTAAATGATGTAATTTAGACATAATTTTGATTTAAGTTATTTTTTATAATCTAGACTCAAAAAACCCCTAAAAACGATTTTAAGGCACATTTAAGGCATTATCTTTTTAAAAACTTGTTAGTATCTTACTTTTTTGTAATCTTTTAATCATCGAAAAATCCCTTATTTAATAGGGTTTTACGTTGTAATTATTTTCTTACCAAATTTAGTCTTTGAATGTAGTCCAAACAATATTAATGGAGAAAAAGAACACCAAAATTTGAATTGTATGTTCCGTTTCTCCATCAAATTCATCATCATTATATAATGCCCCGACCATCAATCCCTTAATGGCTGAAATGATAATTTCACAATATGTAAAATTTACAATCCAAAAAATTATAGCTGATATAATTCCTAGAGCGATAATCATTATTTGCTCAATTTGTGTGCAAACATTTTGATGATTGTACTGGGTTTAAAAATTTTACAAAGTAGTCTTAAGAAAAAACCAGCATTTGTCGTGTACGGACTTTCAGCGTACTTTTGTGCCGACTCATCTAGTAGGTCTTTTATTGGTTGTGGTATGTTATCCAAGTCTGAAAATCGTAATTTACATTTTCTCGTATTGCGTTTTGCCATTTACTTTTTTTGCTTTTAAAATTTGTTTTCTGTTTTTGTCGTTGGTATACGAAACGTGTACCCAGTCTGGCTCTTTTGAATTTCCAAACTCCCAAATCAACTGGTCAAAGTCTAGGTTTTGTTTTATGTAATTAAAAATATCTTTATTCGATATTCCTTCAACACCAGACATGTCGATGTCCATAGCTTGACCATTACAATGCTGACTAGTTATACTGCCTTTAATAGCTTGGTTTAAATTAAATCCACGATATACGGAAGAAACTTTTATCGGCATATCGAAATGTTCTCTGATTGGCTCAAATACTTTTTCAGCCAAAAGCTTCAAATTTTCAATATGGTTTTTGGTTAAGTTGTTATTTGCAATACCCATTTTTTCAGCCGTTGCTGAATAGGTACATTCTTTTAAGGAAAGGTGTTTACTTATTTGCATCTTTTTTAGTTATTGTTTTATATATCATTATTCCAGTATATACGATTGACATAGCCAAAAGTAGTAGTTTCATCGTGCTTTCAATACTAGTAAATGACAAACCGAAAATTGTTCCATTTACTGCATAAACTTTTATTTGCTCGGAATTCATTTTTTATTCTGTTTTTTCAAAAAGCTTATCATCTTATTAATGTTTTCCAGCTTTATATTATATATTTCTTTTTTAAGTCCTTTTTTTTCGTTGTAAGGGATTTTTTCTTCTTTCAAACGCATTTCTATAATTTTAAAATAAAAGTTGCTTAAATCGTCTTATAATACCCAATTGCATGAACTAGGTTTTGTATCTGGAAACATATCAGCATTTTTATTCAACCAGTATTCTGGAAATTTCTGGGATGCAAATATTCCCATATAATCAACAAATCTCTGGCAGTAAAAATCAGCAAATCCACGATGCTTTTGTACCAGCAAATCCAATTCATCTTTCGTTGTGCTTTCTGAATTTTCGCTTCGATGCTTGAAGACTCCACCATTACGAATTTGGTAGTTTGCGAAAGGAAGATAATCAACCATGGCTGAATGTATGAGCATTGGTTGTACGTAATCTCTTACAAGGTCTAAATAATCTCCAGTTAAAGTATCGGTTTGTATTTTTTCAGTAATCGAATTATACAACTGCGTTCCTAAATAATTTTGGATATACATTTGCTGGGAAATTTTGATGAAGTTAAGAAACAAATTTTCATCTACATTTCCATTTAGAATTGTATTCTGTTTTAAGTCGTTTGGTGTTATGAATAAAGTCGTTGCCATATTTATTTATTGTATCTCCAGAAATCGTTATACTCACTTGCAATCTGTGAAACTTCTGGTGGGTTAGTTGGGAATTCAAATTCTTTTCTCATGTTTGGTACAATCTCTCTGATAATTCTTCTAGCTTCATTTACTGAAATTTCTTGGTCATTTATTTGCATAAATATCTTACGCATCCACCAATGTTTGCAGTTGACCCCCCCCTTATATTTGAACAAATTGTAGGAATTTCCACCATTTATTCCAAACCCAGCATTGTTGTCAAGGTCTTGGTCTAAATCTTCATATCGATATAATAAACCAGCACTCATCATCTTTTGACAAAATTCTCGTTCTGGGTTTTGATTTCCTACATACTCATAACGTACTTTAAATAAAAGATTGTCTTGTTCACTATCTTGATTTGCCGTACTAGGGATGACACTAGCCAAACTCAATTTTTTAAGTTGTGAATTTAGTTGCTTATCGTTTTCGTTTGATGGTCTGATATCTATTAACATCCAGTTGTCTGGCTTTTTTTCTCCCTTTAAATTTGTCAATATATCTTTCGCTAATTGAGTCTCCATGTTTGGAACTTCTTTTAAGGCACTTTGCGTTGGATTTAAGCCACCAATATTCTCGACTGGTATATTTGTGTATTCGTCAAATTGGAGTGGTTGTAATGACTTAAAATAAAGTGTCAATGAAATTTGATTAAACGCTAGGATTTTGTCAAAGTATTTAATCAGCAAATTTTGAAAAGGTCGGATAACTTGGTTGTCCATCAAAATAGATGCAGTCTTCAATTCGTCTGCGTTGTTGCCAAAACCAGTATTGTCTTTGATACCTAAAAGCATCGGACTGATGACTCTGTGAGAAATCATTATTTTTCTCATGCTTTCGTCAGCTAGGAACTGATATTGATTTGAAGCATCGCTCAATTGAACTGGGTCTATTGTTGATGCGTATGTATTTGTATCGTTAAATGAAAGTATAAATTTTCCAGCGTTTGAAGTTCCACTAAATTTAGCTTGGATGTCTCTCTCAATTTGTCTTTGCTCTGTTTCTGGTGGTGTTCCATTATTGAAATTTATAAGAAGACTCGGAGTCATACCATTGATTACATTGTTCAAGTGGTAGTTTGAAATTTCTTCTTCAAGTTCGCAATACTGCAACCCCCCTTGATAATCTACTGGCGAGTAATAGTAAAAACCAGTTTTGTAAGGTTTTACATACAAAATTTCCTCGCTTTGCTGACTAGTGCCAAAAGCTGGTATTGGAGTCGGTAAATTTTGTTGATTGATTTTACTCCAATCATCAGCGTAATAGTAAAATTCAACTTCCCCATCTTCATTACATTTTCCAGACCTTAATGTTTCAATAGGGAAATGGTTACATTCTACAATACGAGTTCGGTCTAGTGAATAAACAACTTGAATTGCGCATTGACCCATAGCTTTTAAATCAAAGCAAAGTCTTTCGGTTGTGTCATCATCAAAAAGAAGCATGGCTTGTGCGTAATCTTCTGGCTTTACAAGTTTTTCCGTTGCATCCAGACCTTTTCCATATATCATTTGACTGATACCATTTACGATGGCATTGTTGGTTGGACTTCCATTAATTCTGTCTTGTAAATAGTCAAAATAATCGTTGTCATCTCCATAAGCAACCCAGTCTTTGTTTTTTAATTCGACTATCTTTGGCGATGTATAGGTTGCTAGTTGTACCATGCTTATGCTACCCCTTTTTGCTGGTGCTTTTCTCATATTGTAATATAGTTATTGTTATTTATATTCGGGAAGTTGTATTGGTTTTCGTTTATGTTAAACGTGTCGATGTCTTGATTAGTGCAAAACATTCTGTCTTTGTAAATTGTTTCTTCTGTATCGTCAAAATAAACCTTAATGGTAAAAAATGTATTTTCAATAAAAAAGTCAAAAGTATCAGCACCTATATAATATACATCTTTTATGTTTTCTCGATAGGTTATTAATCTGGTATAAACTTCTTTTGTTGTTTCGTTAGTTATATCAACATAAATATCATTTTCGTATTCGTCAAACTGGCGAATTGGTATGATTGAAAATGTTTTTTCTGGGTTTGTGTCAACTATTATCATAATTATATAACGTAAAGTTTTTCATTTTTGCATAAAAAAAAAGGTATTGCCGAAACAATACCCATTTTTATGATTGAATTTATCAACCATCCCTTCACCGAATGTCTTATATTGGGTCTATTTGTACTGGAATATCCAGTAATTCTACAATATTATTCGTTACCAAAGATGCAGTCACGAACTGCGCCATCAAAGGTTCTTGTGCCGTTATGGTTAGAGTATAGCCATTTAAATCGCCAAGGGCAATTCCACTAGAAATTGAGCCAGTTGTCGTTGTGCCTCTAGTCATACCAACTGCTAAATAGTTTCCGTTGTTATCTTCGATAAAAACATGTGGTCTACCAGTTATAACTTTTTGAAGTTCCAATTGTGTCAATGGGTCAAGTTTGGTTAAAACCAAAGTTAACACTTGCTCAAAGAAAGTCGTTCCGTTATCGTCACTAGAGTTTATTGTTTGCTCTAGTCCAGATGCACTTTTCACATCGTATTGGTACAAATCATAGTTTCCAGAAAAGGCAGTTACATACCCAGTATTACTAATTGTCGCAGTACCTAAAGTACCATAATCGGCTAGAAAAACCCTACGAATGCCACCTACGGCATCCTTACAAGCTAATTTTCGCCCCGTATTCAATAGACAAGCCATAATTTAAATTTATAAGATTAATACTACACGAACGTTCCGTAAACTACTGCATCAGCACCAAATCCAACTTGTAAACCTTGAGTCCAACGCATGATAAATCTTACATTTTTTGAGCCGTCAATTGAAGCCATGTCTATGGTCTGAACTAAATTTTGGTCAGAAAGTAAAGAAGTTCCGTAATATAAGTTTGATGTTGTAGTCAATACCATCAAGTTACTATTTTGGTCTTTCAATCCGTTTGCAACGAATACTGGAATACCATCAAATGAAAGTGACCCACCAGCAGTATACCAAGTTGTTCCTTGAGCATTTAAACCATTTGCGCCAATGTTAGTTGCATAACCCCCCAAACTGGCAACGTATGATTTTGCCACTTTTTGCGAGACAAATAATTTTAGGTCTTCCTTGCCATAGATGGCATCGGGACAAGCCGTAACTACCTTACGCATTTCTGTGATTACATTTATTGCATCGATTGAAGTACTAGCTACAACAACTGCGCCATCGCCTTCTAGCAAAGCTGGGAAACCATCAGTAACATTCCAAAGATATTTCTCTGTTGCCAATGCAACTTCATTTAACATTTTCCCAATAAAGAAATCAGAGAATGATGGGGGAAGCACATCAAATGACGAGTACCCCATTGAAATGCTATCCCAGTCGCTTTGAAATGGAGTCTTGCACAACTGCAAATTTATTTGCTTTTCATCAACTTGTAAAACTCTATCAGCCAATGATACATCTCCAGCTGAAACGAAGTCACAACTTGCATCGGTAATTAAATCGTCAGAAAATACTTGCTTTATTGTCTCCTTGAATTTTACATTTGGTCTTATAGTAACACCATTGTTTGCGATTGTGTTTGCCGATAAAATTGCCGAAGCAATATAATTTCCAGCAAATTCCCCTTGATAATTCGTAGTGATTGTTGGCTCACTTAAATTTGTTCTTCTTAAATTTTTCATTTTTTTTTTATTATCTGTTTATGTTTGCCAATCTTTGAAATATTAAAGATTGTGAGTCAAACGAATTGGTTTTTACTTCTTTTTTTAGTTCTGTTGGTTTGTGTTTTGTTTTTTCAGCTGGAGTTGATGAAAGTTTTTCTTTCATTTCAGTTTGAGTTCCACTTAAAGCATCAATTTTAGCTTGTAATTCATCTAACTTTGGTTGCATCGCATCTACTACGGCAGTCAAAATTTCTTCTAGAGTTGCTGGGACATCTGCCATAGCAACTTCTTTCTTTTTTCCAGCTTCTACTTCCCCCTCGCCACTTTCAGCA